CCCCCCCCCGCCATATGGATCCCCGAACCCGCCACCAGTATGTTGAATAGCCCCCCTCCCCGCAGGTCCAACCCCCCCACGACTCCCCCCGCCGCCACCACCACTTCCACTGATACCACCCCCGCTTAATTGCCAGCCCGCTGTCATATCTGACGAGGGCTGTCTCCGGGCATACGCCTGCTGTTGAGCCTGAATATCAGCAATACGACCGCTCATCATCGACCCAAATCCACCAGTAGCCATTTGAGCAATATCCCCGGCGGTTGTAGTTCCCGGATCATAACCCGCGTACATTTGACCTAAAGATCCTAAGGCCCCACCGAGACGCTCCATGCGAGTATCCTCGGCCCGCATCCGTGTTGGCATACCCACTTCTTCTTGATAGGTTTGTTGTAAGTGCATCGGCATTGTCGTATTGGCAAGACCGGCACTAACAAGACTCTGCATACCACTAGCGACGGCTTTCTTTTCTCCACGACCGATCATCGCTTCGATACCAGCCCCGTATTCTCCGCCGGGTCGAAATATATCGGCGTAACTTTCTAATGCTCCGACACCTGTTTGGAACGCCGCTTCTTTTTGTGCCCGACCCGTGGTGTAGTCCTGATACATTGTACCCAACCATTTACTAAGGTCAATATCACCAATAATAGCCATTATCTTCTCCTGTCGTCCATATCTATTTGAATTTCCCGGCCTGTTTCACTGTGCCGAGTATTTTATTAACCGACCATGCTTCGGCCACTGTAGAGTTCCATAAACGAATGCCGAGGTACATACCCCTAAATCGTTTTCGTATCCTAGATCCTTTTGGACGACCGGGAGCGGTAACTGTACCGGTCACACGGTAATCCGTATTTGCCGACAGCTTCTCTAAAAGCTCTTCGGCAGTATCAGCAACAAATATATTATAGCTTACATTATTTGAGTCTGACTGACTTCCACCAGATGCCCCACCAGCGGTAATAACTTCAAGGGCGTTAACAATCCCGTAGTAGTCCTCGTCCTGTGCGAGTTTTATCGGACCCCACGTACAATATGCGTCAATAGCTGTTGCAACATCATCCGCGTCAACATCCGACAGTGTGTCCTCGTCGTGATATCGCACATATCCATCCGCACATCCGACTAATAATCGTCTATAGTCCGGAGCATCGCCTTGATAAAATAGTTGTGAATAAATCGCACAGTCAGTAGTGGCAGATGACTCGGGGAAAAACCCTTGTGTCGCCAGATCATAGAAATAATTCGAGTGTGTATTATCTGCAAATTTTGTAATCGTAATCAGTAGTCCACTTCGCCGTGGGTCATAGGCCATAGTAATACGATGGGTTGAAGAATCCACAGCCTCGTCTTTAACTAAATTCGGGAGGTGTATTCGAGATATATTTTCTGGTACTCCGGGAATCGTTGTTCGGTATATACCATTCGTACCCCAAAAATATAAAGTGCTAGTGTTGTCGAAACACCATGATTGTGCCCCATAAATACCAGTTGTAAGATCAAGTTCATTTAATGAACCACCAGCCGCGGGATCACCAGCCATATACCATATTTGACCACCACATCCGAAAACGAGATAGTCATCTTTATAAGGTATGAGTGCGGTTATAATATCACCTAATTCCCCTGCGTCTGCATTACTTCCCGCTACCGCAGTTTGGGCATCATTGGAAGTATAGTTGAAATCGAACGGATGATTTTGTCGGGACATATACCATTGAAACGGATATTGTTTGTTCCCGGATATTACTACGCGACCACGATAGTTGCATATCAAGGACGCGAAAAGAGGTAACGCTCCGTATGTAGTACTTGCTCCGTACACTGTCCAAGTATAGAAATGAGGCCCGGCCACTTCGTTTGCATCCAGAGCAATAGATATTGTAGCATCGGCGTCTGTTATAGTGTCCGCTGAGGTAAACGTAGCCGAGGTTATGCGTTGACCATAAATCAAAGCCGCCGCCCCATTCGTCGAGGCTGTAACAAAGTCCACAACCATTTGTGCCCCGGAAGAACTCCCGGTAAGAAACATCCCCTTGGTAGGGATCGTGGCAGTAACATCAGCAGTTGAGAGTTCTACATTCCCGAAGTCAGCAATTTTGAGATTTGTCTCGTTTGCTATAAATACTTTCTGGTACGCCGCGGCCATCTGCAATAAATTCGTACAGTCAATATTATCTGTGGAGGCGGCTAACTCAGTTAACACCCCACCATTTTCATAGAATATTGAATCCGTCCCCGCGACGACTAACTTTTTATTATAAGTTCTATCAGTGGTTGGTGAAAAAGTACTCGTCCCGAGCTCGTCGTATATCCTAAACAAGAGATCGCTATTTGGGTAATCGTTCCAAACCCCCCCACTATTTAATGTATTAATCAGATTCCCCCCGCTATAGGTGCCCCCGTTATACGTGGACCAATGTACTTCGTGAGCACTATCCGCGGTATTTAATGCCTTTAGTATTATAGCGTACTCAACGCCACTTGTTAAACTAACGGCAGTGGCGAAAGTAATAGTAAACCATGGACACGCCGCCCATGGAGCATCATTATGGGCAGGCAAAGTGTCACCATCAAGAGTCGTGCTTCCTAAAACATCTGTATGGTCTGGTACCCCTCCAACAATGGGGACTATTAGAACATCGACCACACCTATACCCCCGGTGCTAGAGTAATGGTTATATATTTTAAGTTCAAGACTACCCAAATAAAAAGATGTTAAGGGAGTAAATGATTGGGCTTGCCACCAACTGTCTTCTATAACCCCACTTGCAGAAGGGGTAGCAAAATCGTATTCTATTTGCAAGGCCATATTACAACTCCGTCACAGAAACTTCACACATCGCAACAACCGGACCACCAAGGGTAAACTGTGACACTACTTCAGCGTACCTCTTAGCCATTCCCGGACGCTGACCCCCCCGAACACGGTCGTCTGCTATATCAAACGCCCGCATATTATTCAGGCCTGGGGAGGTCGCCTCTGGTTGTTCATCCGGGACACGACTTTTATTTATCCCCCTAATAGGGAATTTTAAAACAAAATTAGCCATGTCGTTCCCTATGAACTTGTTATGGCTTCAAAGTCCGCAACTGCATCAGCAGCCCCAACGTTAATGTATGCAATCGAAGTTCCCGCATCGAGGGATCTAATATATATGCATCCGGGTGCATAGGTATTCGCGTCTTCTGCTTGTAGAACTGAAATCGCGGATGTACCATAACACTGCAAAATACCGCCTTCAATTCTCCCTGTAACCTGAACTACTGAACTAGCCGCCGGGCCCCCGACCATATTATGATGATCGAAAGCATGTGCATGTCTTCTTCCACCCATTTTCTTACCCTTTCATTTTAGCCTAAAATTAATTACATTCCGGATATGTAACCCGGTGTGTTTGTATCCACATAGTTATTACGACCATAGTCGTAATACCGTCTTCGCACTAAAGCAGAATAAGGTGCCCAACCCATCCCACCAAAATTACCTACGGTCCGAGGTGCTGATCGGGCATCTATTTTAAGGGCGTTACTCAATGCCTGACCATACTTGTTTTCCCAAATAGTCTGGACATCATCTAACTCTGCTTCCGCTGCGGCCATACACGCTAATCGAACTACATTATCGAATGCGAATCCAGCGGGCTGTAGATTACTCACTGGGAGCAACCGGTATTCATCCCCACTTCCGGGATTCGTACCTGTGCTTGTCCCATCAATATCAAGCCACGCGTCCACAGTAATTACCCCAGTAGATTTCACAAAATCAGTAACAATCCCGTAACTACCTTTACCTGTTCCACTCACCACTTCAACGATCCAATTAGTGTTGAAATAGTCGTTAGGTTCAGTACGTCCGGTATCAGTTAACGTCGTAGCGTCCCCCGCCGTGGTAGCCACACCCGTGAGAATATCTAACTTATCGAAGTAATAAGTGTATGGGAATTGTATAACTCTCGCCGCTCCCGGATCAGGATAAAAAATTATCTCATACCGACGATTACCATATGGTCGTATAGCCGCTTGATGTGGATTTCCTCCGGCTGAGAAACTTTCACGCCACTCACGCATAGCAGATTCATTAATCCACTCAATCGGACCAACGCCAGAATTTCGAAGATATGTTATTTTTCCGTCCGGCTGACCGCCAAATGTTTGATCTAATGCATATCGATAACCGACACGATAAGTACTCGTAGTATCAGGTGTACTCCCACCCGAAAGAGCAGAGAAAGTAAATGTGCCACTCGCCCCAGTATAATCCGTAATAAGGGCCGTCTCACCAATACCCGTTCCGCCATCAATCTCAAGAATAAGGTTGTTGTAATAGTCATTCGCATAAGTATCGGCAAGATCACTATCGACAAGCGTGGTCGCGGAACCTCCAGTTGCAGTACCACTTGAACTTATTTTCAAAGCAACAGACATAATCCGCTTCATCCAATTCCAACCCAAAGGCGGAGCATTGGATATGAAACGACGTATGCCGTTATTCGCGGCCCTCTTTAGTTTATCAATATCACCTTTATCGTTGGGATGGATTGCCTCCCCTGTTGAAGAATTATAATCGGCCACCCCAACAAGTTCGGCCATCTCCGTCAACATATCTTCAAACACAAGGGAACTGGTAGGCTCCATTAAAACCTCCTTAAGTATCTTTTTGCTTTTTTATAAAAGTCTTCGTCCTTGGCATTATTTCTTTCTACGGTTGCGAGGTAAAGCTTTCTTCGGTACCTTGATCTTCTTTTCACCTGTCTCCGGGTTCAACGCGGCATGGATAATTTGCAACGATGCTTGTATCGTTACATGTTCCTTACGATCACCCTTATAAGC